AAAGCCTCGGTACGTAGTACCAAAAAATTGCCTGTATTTTAGGTCCAGAAATAGCCCTAAATAATGTTTAGGGTTTGGGGTTATTATGCTCTATTTTTCACTCTCAATATATAGCTAAGAAAATAATTCGCCTGGGATTTCACGCACAAGGATATTTATATGGTAATCACAAGGTATGCCTATTTCAAACCAAGGACGGTATTAGCTCGTCTTCTATATGTTTTAGACATGACTCGTGGATATGTAGGAAGTATGTCTAAATCACGGAAGTTTTTATAGCGTTCGCGGTCATACCTAGGCAAAATCGGTACCGTTGTTCTTTGATTTACAACTAATACACAAAGTCTAACCAATTTGTAACATTAAACATATTTATACTAATCGTGTAAAATAGTTATTATTTTTATCTCAATTATTTTACATTATATCCCAGACCAAAATGAACCCTATATGGAAATGGCTAAGGAGCAATGTTATGAATCTACGGTATACAACAGAGAAAGTCACAGTCATACCAGACTGGAGACTGGCAATTATTAATATTTCTCTCAGTATGTGCGTTATATCATGGGTAGTATATTCACTCTACACGGGCAAAACGTATGTTGAAACCGAAATACCCACAGGGGTCACAAGTGCTTGGGGTCTAGGAGGGAGCGAGTTCAAAGAAAACCAATTAAACATATACAACAACAAACCATCATTTTGCAATAATCTCGATAAATATGCATTTAACTACTCAGCCGACTGGTACTACAAGGCACCAATATGCGCTTACTACACAGGTTCCGAACTGATTTCTAAATTACCATCTGGTAATGTCATGTTCTTTACCACACATATATCCCAAACGATAACACAAAGGTACACCAAACCTTCATCGGGGTGTCTCTATAATCCAAACGGAATGGAAGACGTTTATGTTAGTATGAACCAGTGCATACACACAGAATCAAACAATATTCTAGCCACAGGCATAGAAGACAGTTATTTTGCGTTCAATCATTATTACGATTCAACAATAGACTCAGGTTCCAAACCAAAAACGTACATTAGAAAAAAAGGATCAGACGATAACTTATATACCTTCGAAGAAGGTGAATCCGTCCGTCTAAAATTATCAGATTGGTTAAGTTTGGCAGGTGTAGAATTAGACAAACCACTCGATGAACAAGGTTCCGAATTCAAAAGAGAAATATTAGGATTTAACGGCGCCGGTGACGATATAAACAAGTACCCATACGTAAGAACAAGTGGATTAAGATTAAACATAAAAGTCAAGTACCATAACTACGAACTTCAGAAAAAAATACATACCAGTGTAGGTAACAAAGATGTATACGCCATAATAAACGTCGAACCAAAACTCGGGTGGTTTTCTAAAGGCGACGAAATACACTACAAACAGTTACCAAATTCGTCAACGTACGACATAAATAACCCAATTGATTTAACCACGGGACAACCTAACGGTATTTATACCAATTTTTACAGGTACGGTATATTATTCGATATACAACAAAGTGGTCTCATTGGTGAAATAGACTACGTCTTCGTTTTACTCCAACTAACATCCGGTCTCGTATTGTTAAGACTCGCATCTACAATAGTAGGATTCATAGCAAAGTTCATGATGGGTGAAATATCACACGTATACAAAAGTGTCATACAAGAAGAGTACGATATTGCCAAAGAAGCTGCAAGGTATGCCGCACAGGCGTGCGTTGCCGCAAAAACGTTCAAACAAGCCGATGAAGACGGAAGGGGTGATCTCGACTTCGAAGAATTAAAAAGTCTTGTAAGAGAATCGTTCTCAAAGAACTTTAACTCAGAATCAGACACAAACAGTACAAGTGATACCAGCGATACCAATAGTTTGTTCAACGAAGACGACATAACCGCAATGACATTCTATCTCATGCGCGCAGCCGATGATAAACTCAAAGATAGAATTCTAGAAAAGAAAGAAAAAACAATGGACGAATTAAAAAAATCGAAAATTTCATTACACGAGTGGCAAGAACTCTGTACGGGAGGCGTTCTCGAAAGAAAAGAAATGAAAACAATAATGGATCGAAACACGTTCATAAAAGAAGTTCGCGAAAAGATTTCTAAAAAGAATAAATTGAAAAAGTTATTCTTAAAAAATAAATAAAAGTTTTATCTATTAATTCCATGTCTGTTTAAATAATTTTGAGTCATATTATTAACCATATCAAGTTCTTTCTTTAAAGCCTGTATAAGCTCTTTAAAATATTTTAATGATTTTTCACCATGTTCAATCGCTTTTTTCATAGATTCAACTCGCATTTCTAATGTTTTTTTATATCTTATATAATTATTATTAGATAATTCTTTTTTATTTTTTATAAGACTTTTCAACTCACTATTTAATATATTTAATTTATTACGATTTTGAGATATAGTTTTTTTAATACGAGCACGTTTTTTTTCAGTATCGCGGATTTTTTTTTCTTTACTATTTAGATAATTCATAAAATCTTTGAATACTCTGTTTACCATTTATTTATATTACAAAACATTTATTTTTCCAAAACGTTTTAAAACATTGGAACTTAAAATACCAATTATTACAGTTTTAGCTAGTTTTCCCACGTTTATAAAAAGCGAGGGTTTTGTATTTTCACCGTTATGTATTTTTCTAATATCGCTCAAGTTTTTACATATCTCTATATAATCACCTTCTGGTATCTTATACTTGTTTTCGTCGACTAGGCTCAATACTCGACGTAAACAATTATCCATATAATATTACCATTTTTTTATTCCATGTTTGAAATATAATCTATTATGTCTATTCTCATATATTTATCAGCACAAAAATATTTATTATGACTTTGAACATCTTTAAAATCAGATTTTTTGATTATTGTTTCATCAGTTGTGATATACATAATTTTATGTTGATAAAGTCCATCATATCTTGCTTCTAAATAATACGTAGTATTACCATAATCAGATGTTAGAGTATACCCTGAACCATCTTCTTCACTTCCTTCGACTCTAGCGACTTTAGTAATTTTCCATTTGGATGCATTTTCATAACTTGAATCAGAATTTGTGGTGTTTCCACAGTCAAGTATTACTGCTGCTGCACTGTTTAGAGAAAATTTACAGAAATTCCATTTATCATTAACAAGTCTATTTATACGAATAGTATCATTTTCACATTTCATTTCTTTTGTGTCTACAAATGTCCATACCGAATTTTTAAATTTGGTCTTGTCTATAGTATCTGTATCTGATAAACTCATTAATTCTAATTTTCCATTTTCATCAGTAGTTATAGCATGAGTACCAACACCAAACCCCATAGTCACTGCTCTCAATTCCATAGTATTACCTTCTTTATTGTAAAATGATACAAACATTCGGTTATCGTATGTCTCGAAATCATTAGCATTTGTAGCTTTGTTTGTTTTCTCATTCCATTTACCTTTTTTTAAATCCTGAAGCAAGTAGTCACCATCTTCGTATTTAAAATAGAATGTATCGACCATCTTATCTGCAGCATCATATGCTTTATTATTACCCGGACTGGCAGGTATTAAATAAATAAATTCATCACCAATATTTAAATTTGTATTCTCATTATAAATCCAATACTTGTTGATTACAATGTCAACTTTTGAAGTTGTAAAACTATTTGTTACTGGCGTATATGTTACCGTTTGTGGTACTGTCATATTTAGTGTTGCCCCTAAATCTTGTCCGCCAATTCCTATTTCATGACCGTCTTCTGTTTGTTCAAGACCGTTATATAATAATTTGTTAGTATTATTATTCATAATGACGCTTATTTTAAATCTATTATTTCCCACAACGGAGTAAGTTCCATCACTCACAATAGATACACTATTTTCTCCAAAATTGTCTAGACTAACTGCATTTTCAGTTGTATCGGTATCACTTGTTTTTTTAGTTTCAAAATTTATAGATTTGTTTGCGGAATCAAGATAGGTTCCATCTTCACCACTTACATAATGTTCAATATTAAACCCTTTTACGTTATCAGTAAAACCTATATTGTTTTTCCAGCTAAGAGTAAAAGTGACGTTTTCAGATAATTCGTTATAATCGATACCACTTGGACTTGGAATTGGGCCTTCACCATTGATACCATTATCGTATTCTATAGTATAACCAACAATACCATCATCACCTTTACTATTACTCTTATCGGGGTTAAGTGTTCTTTCAAACTTTAAATCCGAAATTGAAATTTTGCCCGTTTGGTCTGAGGGTGAAGGTGAAGGTGAAAGTGGAGTACGCCCTTTAACCATTTTTACAATATAATAAATTGAAACAATTATAATAAGTGTTACGACTAAGAAAAGAATACCTCGCGTTGTATCCATTTATTAGTAGTATACATTTTTATTTTTTTACATTATTAATCAAGTACCATGTTTTTTTATGTATATATTTCTCCTGAAAAATTCATTTACATTTGTAATAGTCGAATCATTTAATGTCTTAAAACCATCCCAACCAAATAAATATTTATCTTCACCATCAATGTTTGCTTTTAACATTATTACCTTCTCATGACCTCTTTTATTTTTTTCCAAACTTTCCGCTATTTCAATTTCAATAGCATCTATAATATTATCACCAATTTTTCTAAAACCATAAGTAATAAGGGTTTGCCCAAATACTTGAGCAGAAAGTGGTCTATACCATCCACAAAGAGAAAGAGTATCATTTTCATCTAAACATTTTTTTTCAAGTTTAAATTTTATACCCGTATCATCTAATGCTACTAATCTTACGTTACTGAACAAATTCATCGGAGTAGCATCTGATTCTTTATAATAAAAATAAAAATCGTAATATTGATTATCTATTGTACGCCCAAGAGTTTGACCTGTACCACTATCCAATCTTGGTTCATAAGTAATCGTTTCCGGAGTTAATAAGTCCGTTGTTCCAACTAATTGATCATTTGAAATTTTAATTGCGAGTTTTTCTTTTTTTTCGTCATCTTTTTCATTCTTCCATAAAGTATAAGAATTGTATAAATCTATACTACTACTAGTCCCATAATACGCTACTATTTTGAAAAAATTATTACCTGCAAAAGAATAGGCACCATCACCCGATATTTCTACTGATACTGTTTCAAAATTATTTAGACCAAGAGGAGGATCATCTGTAGAGTTAGCCTCAATTGTTTCTCTTAGTTTCCAACCATTATCATTATCAAACGTTGTTCCGCTCATAACACCGTGAGAAACTTCAATTTTACTGACTTTAGCCTCTGTAAAACCAAGACCGTTCGTCCATGATAGTGTAAACGTAACGTTTTTTGATAAAGCTAATATATCTGCATCAGTATACGGTTCTATAGTGTATGGCTCTATCGTATATGGCTCACTACTACCGTCTGGTGAAAGTGTCCTATCAACTGAAATATCTGTTATACTGGGCAATACCTGTGTTTGTGCTGGTGTTTGTGCTGACGCCGGAGACTTTTCCTTTTTCCATGGTCCCAATTTGTTAAAGTATAAGTAGACTAATACAGCAGTTACTAATATAACTATTACCAAAAAAATTAGCAATGCATTCATTATTTACTACTACTATACATTTTTATTTTTTTTTGTGTATAATTTCGTCCTCGTCCTCGTCCTCGTCCTCGTCAACTTCAACCTCAATTTCCTCTTCAATGTATTCGTATTCCGAACCAGGGTCACTTTTCTCGTCTTCCTCTATGGCTCGACGCAAACGTTCCTCGAGCGTTAAACCGTCAATAACCGTACCGACGTACTCGTCATCGGGCATATCGGGATCGAGGACGTCGCCGTGGGCCAAACACACGTAACACGGCTCGCTCGGCGTTTCACCCGGGTCGTGATTGTGCATGGGCATTTTCTTTGTAACGGGTTTCTCCTTTCCAATACCGCGTTTCCTCTTCGCGGGAATAGAAGAGTGTTCCCCCTCCCTTCCTCCTTCTCCTCCACTACCACTACTACCACCACCCCCAGGTTCGACGGTACCCGAAGAACCCAAAGTTTTGGCGTGTTGTTTACACGTATCGTAACCCGGTAAACACCACTTCTTACACCGATCACCTTTCTTCGTATGGCATGTACACTGAACTTTAGGCTCCTCGGGTTTCTTTTCCATAACCTGACGTTTTTGTTTCGGTTTTTCCAAAACCTCGATCTTCTCGCGTAAAACCTTTACCGTATCCACGAGCTCACACATTTTCTCGCGGAGGTACTTATTTTCTTCTTCAGATTTACTGACCTTTTCAATAAGTGTTTGAAGTAACTTATTATTGGAAAGGACACTGTTGTTTATCTTATCCATGTGACTATTAGAGTCACGGACGACGTTAATGAGAATATTTTCAATCGAATCCGACATTTTGGTTTTTATATTTTTAGACTATTTTTATTTCACTTAGGTTATTATCTCCATTGACAAGTTTTATATTCCTTCCACGAACCCCCAAAACGACCACCTTCATCTTTTTCTATACACTCTTTTTTATCATCGTTTAATTTATCACATGTTAATGGCCAACCTCGAGCCTCAATTTCGTGTATCCACTTCTGATCATCATACACATCATCCCATCTTTTCATAAAATCTTCATACATTGGATTATCTAACGGATTATCATCAAAACTTCTGTGCCACGGTTTACAAGTGGGAGTGTAATATTTAGTTTGTTCAATTTCAGTATTAGCTCCAACCATATAGTTTACACGTTCTAGTGGTTTATCATAACTGTAATATAAACCATCACCACCCAATGTTCGTGCTACTTTTATATTGAAATCATCATCCCATTTATCAAGTCTAACCCAATACGTAAACTTGTATTCTCTACCTCTAATCATACCATTACCATAATCTATATTATTATAAGAATTAGTACTAAAATCATAAGAACCCGAAGAAAATTCACTTTTTTCAAAAGCATCATCATAAAATAAAGAATTATAATCATTTCCTTTATTACTTGAACTAAATCTCCAATAATGTCTATCTCCATTACCTTGTGGTGTATAAGTAATAACAATTTTAACCAAATGTCTACCAGTCGTCGCGTCGTCAAAGAAATCACCAATAATATCATTTTTTGATCCTAAATTAGACGTCGTACCCGCCTTTACCAAGTAATATTCAGGTATGTTAATATGATAAGCCTGGGGTAAATCCCTATCAGTTCTATATACCTCATATTTAACAAGGGGTAAATACGTGGGAAATTGAATTATACTTGAAAAGTCAGATGTAAATTCATCACTACCAGGTTTTTTATAACTAACGATTATTTCACCCTTATCATCATCTACAGAATTATTATGATTATAGTATACTCTAAAAAAGTACGATATACCAGCTTTTAAAACTATAGTACCAGTTTTTTCAGAAAATATACCACTGAAATTACTTTTATATATGACCTGTTTTCCATTAAGTGTTATTTCCACTGTACCACCACTTTTTGTACCCACTTTAAATTCATATTCACCATCTGTTTCGGGTACAAAAGCACCTTCCCATAAAACACCAAATCTACGATTTTGTGCTTCTATACCAATACTTTCTTTTAAACTTGATATATTATTACACATACCACTATCTGTTTCTTGTTCATAATCTAAATTTGTTTTATTAACTTCGAAATATCTCCATGTTAAATTGGCACGTGTACTTATTGTTATTTTTTGTTCATAAGAATTATTAATATACACGGAATAGGATTTTATCGTATTAGTTTGTTGATTCCACTCAAAAGTTTTTTCTGTATCACCCGTCTTAAATTGGTAATTTAATACAGCTGGATTTCCATATATTTTTAAAGTATAATAAGGGTCCGCGTTAACAATATCTATTACTTTTAAAGTTACCTTACCATCATTGTTTACATTTTTTAAAATTTTATAGGAAATAGGAGGAGGTTTTACTTCAAAGTTCACCGAAGTAACATTTTTAGTGTTCATGTATAAACCGTAATATTTATAACCGTAAGAAGTCTCATACCATTCGAATTCAAGGGTAGTACCGGCATCGTTCTCCGTAAACTGATGTTCGACTTTATCTCCAATTTTGAGTGTATAGTAAGGGTCTGGGTTAGTAATACCATATAAAGTTACAGTTACTTTCTTAGTTTCTTCGTCTACGTATACTGATATAGAATCGTATGTAGGAATGGGTGGAGGTAAAGTTAAGAGAGGTTCGTAATCAAACGGGGTCAAGTACCCGTCGAATGTATCTAGCCAACCATTATAAGGTTCATAAAACTTAACAATAATTTGATCACCACTGTAATATTCACTAAAATAAATTTCAAGTTTGTATGTTTTATTTTTTTCTAAATTTTTAATACCATATCTAGTTTGCATAGGATGCACCCCCCCGTTATCCACAACTTTAACACCGTCTATGTATAGATAACTCATATCATCAGATTCTGTTGAAAAAGTAAATGTACCTGTTTTTTTAGGTACGAAATACCCCGTCCATTTCACACCGTAATTATCTTTATTATTATTATCCAATAAAGTACCACCCGTACCATCAGTCTTATTTTTTATAGTTTTTGTAAGTCCAGTCTTAGTAGGTGTTAAACCCAAAAATGAACTAACATCAGCTAAATATCCGTCGTCTTCAAACAATTGCCAAACAAATTCACCCGTTCTATCAATTTCAAGTTCAGGTTCAGGTTCAGGTTCAATGACAATAATTTCACCAACGGCATCTTCCGGTATGTTTACAGGGTCATTATATTTAAATTTCTTTTTTGTGAAATACATTTCATTTTCTAAAATGTTAACTAATTCATTTGAATTAAAAAATAAATACATTGATTTTTCCGACGTCATTATAATTTGTATTTTATGCGTTTGATCTTTTATAAACGTATAATTTAATTCATCTTTACTCCAATCATAATACCGTTCACTGTCAGAGTCAATATTCAATTGTAATTTTCCATCAATATAAATTTTCATAAAATCATTATCATTATCAATCTTATAATAAAACCATAATCGTAAATATTTCACTTGATTAGCGTAAAAGTGTCCTTCATAATACATAGTACCCACAGAAGTATTGTCAAAATCATTTGACAACCTAAAATCTCTTATAGAATCAATTGAAAAATTTGGCCCCAATGTTTCAACAGTTCCAGAATTATCTGGAACAAGGTCTTTTAATTGCGATACACCTTGAATTTGTTTCTTATAATATTTCCAGGAATAGTATGCTTTTTCTGGTGGAGGTACTGTAAATTGTACATCACTTAACGCTATACCAAAATCACTATACACAAATTCCTTTTCGGTTATGAAATGGTTTGTATCTTCATTGTTATAATATACCTTAAGTTTATTAGTTCCAGAAATGTCTACATCGAACGTTTTGTTATCGATTAGTTTGGTATTATCAACAGTTGTAAAGTTTTTAAACATAGTATCAGGATCAATACCCTTTTCAAATTGTTTTGTATGATACGTTTCACCTTTTTTGTTTACGAATACAAATATCCACTTCTGAACGCTATTTTCTATACCCGCCTTATTACTCCACTGTACACTATAATCATTTACTGTATATCCATAACCCTCCTGTCTATCCTTTTTTCTTACTTGACATAATACTAAAATGATAAATAGAATGATAGCTATTAAAAGTATCATTTTATATATCACGAGATAATTTTTAAAAATTTATAACATGTCTATAACAGGTCTAGAAGGTGTTGGTGTTGGCGATTGTACTTTTGGTCTGTTTTTTTTAGATGTTGATGCTTTACTCATCATATTTCTTACCCACCAAACGAGAAAAACTACAAATCCTAATAAAACGAATCTTATGAATATATCTTGACCGTCCATTTTTTTATATTATACTATAATAAAAAAATGCGCCCTGTGACAACAGTATTTACAGAAGCACTTTTCATAGGTTTACTACTCTACTTTATAGTTATGTTTATGTCGAGATACGTATATAAAAGCGAGACGGTTTTGATAGTATCAGGGGCGTTAGTACATTTATTATTCGAGTATTCGCCTTTCGGCAATATTAACGAAAAATGGTGTAAAATGATATTTAATTAAATAAAAGTATCGGTATCGTTATCGTTCATTTCTTCTAAAAGAGAATCTCTATCGCGACAAAGGTTAAACAGTTCGTCGTTCAAATCTCTCAGTTTATATTCTATCTCTTCGTTATACGAATTCAAATAGTTTTTATAAAATTCGCGCTCGTTACCTACATCGTACCCTTTGTCTATGAGAACACCTATAGTATACCTATATAACCGTATTCCCATATCCGAAGCGTATTTTCTCACGGCATCTCTCTTAACAATGTTCGTTATTCTTTGTCTCGGTTTGGTTTTTCTGATCATAGTTTCAGTTTCGAGTATTCTATTATCGATACGACGTAACTCGGCCTCGTCATATTCTCTTTGTCTTCTTCGTAACCTTTCTATATCAGATTCAAATGAAGTACCGTCGTCCACGTTTTCTCTCGGTACCCGAATATACGGTAAAACGGAGTCCACGAGATTAAACCTATCTTCCAAGGTAAAAGACTCATCCGGTCTCGCCAGTAATTCGTCGAGTTCGTCGGCGTCTGCGGTCGGTAAATCTACATCCATCTGTACTACTTCATCGTCATCGTCATCCGAATCGTCTTCGTAATACCGACGCCTGTGCCTTTGTCCATTTTCGGTGGAAAATGGTGTAGGTATATCGAAAGTATCGTCACGCATGGTTACGCGTAAGTGGAACGTATTTTCATCGTCCGATTCGTAATTCGAGTTAGGACGCGAAACGCACTCGTGTACCTTCTTTATAGAATTACACATCTCGAGGTAATCACCCTCGGGTATTATCTTTGAGTTCAAATCTATCAAACGCATCAAGTTAGTAAGTTCATCCATTTTGTTTTTGTTTTTGTTTTTGTTTTTGTTCTTGTTTTTTATTTTTATTTAGTTCAACTTAGGTTTGGTACATTCACGTTTATAGAGTTATATTCGTTTACGACGTTCTGAGTAGAGGATAAAAAATGAATAACACGGTTCATCTCATTATCTATGTTATCGAGCTCTTGTATCTGTAAATACCTTAACCCTTCTCTATACTCATTAGTCACACGTAAAAATTCCTTATAAAATACATTTTCGTCAGGTATGTGTCCTTCACTTTGTAAATCGGTTAAAGTCATGTTCTCGTCTAAACCTAAAATAATACAGTACGATTTTATAGCTTCATTTTTAAAGTTTTGTGTTATTCTTTTCCTCTTTTTGGAATAAATCAAGGTGCGACGAAGTTCCCTTTTCTTACGAACTAATACCATACACCGTTCGTAAATAATATCCATTGGGTTTACACGCAAACTTGTAGGTAAAGTTCTCACGCGTCTACTTCTCTGTTCACCCCTAAAAATGTCGCGAAGTTTATTACACATTTCTAAATAATCACCCTCGGGTAATTCGTCGGAATGGTTATCTATAAATGTCATGATTTTTTGTAATGCTACATCATTCGAAGAAGTCATATTATATTAGTGTTTATTTTTTTTAATTACAATATTGTTGTAGTCTTCTAGATAAGATTTATAAAACTCTCTCTCGTTGGACACACACGGGTCTTTTTGGTAGAGCACCTTCCACGATTTCACGTTCTTCAGACCGAGTTCACGTGCACGCGTTCGAACCGCCCAGGCCCTAACTTTTTCGTTTATTACTTTTCTCGGACGATCCATTTTCATACTTTTACGTCTCACCGGTGGTGGTTTTTTATACTTTTTTTCTAGACACTTTATTTTTTCCCGAGCTTTTTTCAACTCTTCCCTGAGAAACTTTCGTTCCTGGTATACCTTTTCGAGTGTTTCTTCGATTATACGAATGTCGGCAAAAATGCTTTTCGTCATTTTTTGAAAGTAAAAGAAGTGCTTCTACCGCTTCTCCGATATTTTTGTGTTTCAAACAGAATCCGTTTTTACCAGCTCGTGAAATGCAAGACTCGTAAGAACAGTTTGGTCTCATGTGATATAAAAATAAATAGTTTAAGTTTAACTTAGGCTTCGGAATCACTCACAATTTCACCTTCCTCAATTTCATCTTCTTCAGTTTCTTCACCATCGTCAAATTCGCTTTCTTCGTCGCTTTCAACAACACTACCGTTATAATCATCAATGTTTTCGGGTAAAATGTCCCTGAGCATTTTCCAGTTTACGTAAGGTGTGAGTTGGTAATCGTCGATGAGATCGTCTAACGAAATTTTATCGGTAACACCCCAATCGTCATCGAATACCCAACGCCAATACCCGACGTTAGTTTCCTTTATTTCTAAAGGAAATAGTTCCACGGAAAAGTGTTGGTTTTCGCGGTACCCGGATTCTTTCAAGTCGTTAACTTGTTCTTCCATGTAAATGTTATACATGTGTTCGAGAATACCAATAGGTACGTCTTTAGTCGGGATTTTAGGTTCGTGAAAAAACGTTATGAAATGTGCTTGTCCATAAGACATCTCAACCTTTTTCTTATAAATGCCCATATACGCAAGAAATTTTTTATTGTTATGAGGGACGAGGTGTTCCGGGTACCCAAAATCGGCGCGCAAAGCGTACACTTCGGAATTTTTAAAACATAAATTAGAACAAAGATCGTTCAAGTGGGGAAGTCTAATGAGCGTGGTACAGTTTTTCATAAGTTCGTGTGTAAGTGTAGTCATTTTTATATATTTCAATTACGTATTAAATGTTTAAGTCCATTTCCATATCTTCGTGTTTAAATTGGTAATCAAGAACACTCAATCGTTCTTCTAACCTGTGTTTCTTTATAAACGCGTTATACTTGGAACGATCAGAAGAAAACTTTTCGTTATAGTATACTTGCCAAAAATTGAACCAGGTATTCGAAATACCAATAAGGGGAATCAAAGTAACTTTTTCCTGGTCTGATATAACCTTCAAAGCTTGTTGAATAATGCCAATTGGTTTATCGTCTTTGGTTTTTTCCTCGTGATAGTGACAGAACCACTTCACGTCTTTTTCTTCTGTGTTTATAAGATACACGTGCCCGATATACTCAATACCTTCCGGTTTAAACTCTTCGGGAAACCCGGTTTTAGTCTTAATACCCCATACCTCAACCTTATTTTCAATAGCCGGGTAATGCGAAGATGCAAGACCATCAAGTTCTGGACGCCTCTCTACAAGAATGTTCGACTTTACGAATTGGTAAAAAATATCAGACATTTTTATTTCTTATTTTTTTTATTATTATTCTTCACTTAGGTCTTCTTCGCCATCTTTTAATAACAAAAGTTCTTCGGCAACAATCTGGTAAAAAGCTACTTTATAAGCTAAAAACCCGAAAAGCGTCGCGCCCATATTAAAATCAAAAGGCATATCCATAGAATTCCAAGACGATTCTAAAAGTGCGGTTACTACGGGTATCAGCATTCTCTTATTAAGACCCGACGACTTTTCTATATTATCTACGTAAGAAGATAAAGAATCAACGTATGCGTAAGACGCCAGTGTTCCTAGTGTAGCCGATAAACCGTCCATGGGATCTTGAAATATAAAATGGTACGCAGAAACCATAGAGCCATACTTTAGTGTCGAACTCTTAATTTTGTTCTTAATTTCTTCATACTCGGCTAAACTTTCTTTTCTTTTCGTAGGACACGATATTCTTAGAGTTCTAGTGTACGGATTTATTACGGATAACAACATTTAGGATTAAAATATATAAAAGTATACTTTTTAAATAACATATGTATAATAAAATAATAAACACGCTAGGATGGGTAGGGTGTACACTACTCACTTTAAACATGATACCTCAAATATACAAAATTCATATCACTAAAAAAGCCGGGGATATAAGTACGACTTTTATAGTGGTAAACATATTCGGATTAGTATCGTATTCCATTTACGGGTGGTACAATAATTTGGTACACATTGCAATATCAACAACACTAAGTTCGTTTTTTAGCGTATATATGTTAACACTAAAATATTTATATACGAACCAAGAATTCGATTAGATTAATAAAATGATATTTTTTTTAAAAATTCGTTTTCTTTCTTTTCAAAGTCTTCACATCTTTTCTCACACTCGTATAACCTAACTTGTATTTCAGTAAGTTTATCAGTGTGATTAAATTCAACTTTTTTTACAGGTGAAACCGACCATTTAGAACCATACCTTCTTATATATTCAATTTCTTTTTTGTTATTTTTTAATTCTCTCAAAAGCATGTCTCTGTATTGACACGCGTAATTGTTAAATTCTCTACACTCAAATTCCCCGTAACAAAATTCTTCGTACGCGAGTAAACGTATGTGTTCATCTAATTTCCCCCCATTTTTCTCTCCATTTCCTAACCAACGTTTTGAACTTTTTAGTTGGGAATGATGTATCTCCTCTGTACAATCTTTTTTTTCTTGGTGCATCCGGACACACAAGTTCCTTTTCGTTTGCTTTTTCAAAGATAATTCTCTGAACGTCTTCGGGTAAATCGCGAGTCGCTTGAACAAAAGCGAGTTTGTATTCATACGTATGTAATTTTGAGTCGGACATTGCATTTTTAATTTTATTTTATTTTATTTTGTTTTTAAAAATAAAAAATGGTATCTCTAACTTAGGTTTATTTTCTACATTTATAAGGAAAAAGTACTGTATCATTCCAATCAAATTCTAAAACAATATTTTCACCGGCTTCATTCCTTGCATATACAAGTTTAGTGTACGGTTTTTTACGTTTTTCTGGATATTTAAAGTATATGTTATTCTGTGATGAGGATGATGACGAGGACGAGGACGAAGTCTCGTATATTGTATTTCTAATGGGGTTTATCATTCGACAAAAACTCGAATATATGTTATACATGCTTACTATTCGCATAGTTTTTTTATATAATATAATTAGAAGATGGTGTCTCTCCAGGACTTACCAAAAAAAATTCAATACATTGTCATAGAATCGGAATTCGTTAAGGGTACTAATAATTCGTTTTCTATAGACCTTACACTCGAGTCTAATTTACACGTCGAGGAAATATCACAAGTTATAGGTATAAAACCAGTTGACTTTTATGTCACGCAAGTAGGTGATAACGACACGACCGGCAGTACTAACGTTGCTAAATATGTAGACATAATATGCCCGGATGTTCCTAAACGAGCTCAATTACTAAATGAACGTAACGGTCAAATACTCGCGCGTGTACCTTTAGAAAGAAGTTTTACCGGGAGTAATTCTTTCATAATACGTGATAAGCAATGGCGTTCTTTTCAAAGACAAACGAATTATTTCAATCCCATATCTATACAAAAACTACACTTCGAAATGTACGAATCACAAGGTGACGGTGATTATAAAACACTTCAGCCGGATGCATCGTGGTATATGGTTTTAGAAATAACAACCATAGACGTTAAAGAAAAACCTGTAAACAGAGAAGTTCAAATTTTAGAGGCTTTAGGTAAACTTATAGGCAAGATCGACGAACTCAACGTAAACGTTAAGAAACTTCCCGATAAGCACGATATAGAAAAAATGGAAGCCGAAAAGAAGAAAAAATATCCGTTTAGGTATTTAGTCTTATTTATGGCTCTACTATTAGGTGGTTTTTACTTTGTAAAAAATAAATTTATTCCTTCACAACCTTCTTTTTAACAACACGTTTAACCGTTTTCTTTTTTGGAGTTTCTGGTTCTGGAACTGGTTCTGGAGCTGGTTCCGTAGCTGGTGTTGGTTCTGGCTCTGGAGCTGGTGTTGGTTCTGGCTCTGGAGCTGGAGTTGGTTCTGGCTCTGGAGCTGGAGTTGGTTCTGGTTCTGGAGCTGGAGTTGGTTCTGGAGCTGGAGCTGGAGCTGGAGCTGGAGTCTCTTCCTTTGGTGGTTCAATGTAATCGACAATCTGAGTGAGTATACTGTACAGTTTATCGATACGTACTTTAGACCTAGCAAGTTCTTGGGTAATTTGTTCTCTTATAGATTCCATTGCGTAATATATATAAAGGAAATATTATCTTTATACTAAATGTTATTCATAGGACCGACACTTCTGAGTGGTATAGGTCAACATACCAAAAAATACCTCGACATTTTTCCTGATAGCGAGTATATAGAGATACAGGGCGAAATACCGGAGTGTGAAAATGCATTTATATTTGCCTTACCAGTAGAATACTGGTTAAATAAAATACCAGAAATAAAAAAGAAAATTAAAAACATAACGTGTATGACCGTATGTGAAACTGAAACGGTGCACGAAGATTACGGGAAACTCTTCGAACTTTTCGATAAAATAGCAGTTCCAAGTGAATTTTGTAGAAAAATTTTCAAACGACAGTTTCCTGATAAACATTTTTTCGTTATACACGCACACATACCTTACAAAAAACCATACACGTTTTACCACATTGGTAACGTATACGATCCGAGAAAAAACTTTAATAAAATTTTAGAAGCTTTCATACGTTTAAACAAACCAGATAGTAGACTTCTGGTAAAAGCTACGTGTAATCAAGAAGTAAAATTAAATATACCAAACGTCGAAATAATAAACGGCCTGATAAACGACGAGGAAATGGAAAAAATACACGCCATAGGTGATTGTTACGTGAGTTTTTCTTCGTCTGAAGGTGTTGGTATGGGAGCTGTTGAAGCCGCACTAAGAAACAAACCTGTTATAATAACAAAATATGGAGGTGCGACGGAATATATAAGAACACCTTACGCAATAGACTGTGAACTTCAGGAAATACCAAGGGATGATTTCTTATACAAGGAAGGTATGCTTTGGGGTAAACCAAACTACGAGCAACTCTTGAAGTTCATGGAAGACGTTTATACGAAAAATATACGATATTACGAACACCCAAAAACACACATGATAACATCAAAAGAAAACGTTTTAAAAGAATTCCTCATTAACGTAATTGGTGACGAAAACGATCAAACCAGTGAGAATAGCACCGGAAGTGAGTGATCCTTTTTGGGCTATGAGCATTGCGACAATATCGTCGATAAACTTAACGTTCGTGGGTTTCTTTAAAACTTCGGGAACGACTTGGGAAATTAAAAGGTAAAGCGCCATTGAAATTATAACTGGTCTGAGTGTTCCTTGATCTAACATTTTATTATAACAATATTTTTTTAAAATCCGGTTTTACACCTAAACTAAACTTAGAAGATTTACTATTCGTATCGTATGAATGTTTCTTACAAAACCGTCCACACGATGCTTTAAAACTACACTTTTTTCCACTCATAGTTGTAGCTTGACATATATTTGAAACGTGTCTATTTTCAATAACTTTATCAGGAACTTCCTGGAGTATCACTATACTCTTTTTGGTTCTCAAATCGTCGTATTTTTTTCTAGATTCCCTAAGTTTATGAATACTTCTCGCGAACCTTTCACACTTTTCTTCGTGTGTTTTATAAAAGTTCTTAGCTATTTCGAAATCTTTTTTAGAATATTGCATTTTTAAATCTTAATTTATAGTATTTTCCACCTCGACTAAGGTTGCCAATGAACACACATTTATTATCAAGTATGGAAAATAGTAAAATAAATATTCAAATGCATTAATAACTACACATACCATTACTAAACATATCATGCACATAGCGTGTATAACTACCAAATATTTAGCACCAGAATATACACCAATCATACAAATAAAGGAAAATATGGTGTTTATAAGGTTTACTGCGTTTTGTACAAAAATGAACAAAAATAAGGTAACTAAAAAGAAACACTCGTGAACATGTGACATGTATTTAGTAAAAACTTCGTGTACTTCAACTTCCCTATCTACCTCTACACTCGCTTGTTCTATATCAAACGGTTCTGGCCTCTGTTCTTCTGTATTTACACCTATACACACTGTACCGTCTGGTTGTGTTACTTGATTATAATACATAAAAAGATAAAACTTTTAAATTTTATGTATATTAAATGCAAGGGATTTTGTAAAATATGTAACAACCCTTTAAATCCTTACATAAAATCAAATGATTTTGAAATAAGAAAAATAATAAGAAAATACAGGAAAATAAATCCTATTTTTATATGTAATAACGATTGTTTTTATAAATTTTTTGGACTTAAACTTAAAAGAGTTTGTTATTCATGCTTTGTGCGTTTCAAAAAACCGAGTATGGCAAATCTACGCGATAGAGAAATAGGTGCAATAAAAGATCTACAAGAACATAAACCCTTATCCTTATCTTCTACGGAAATATACACGTGGTTTATAAATTTACAAAATTACGTTAAACGACATTTAAAAAATTGTTTATTATAAGTAGTATGTGTGATACGGACACAGGACCAAACACGGGTTCCATAATTTCTTTAAATGCTATAGGAAAACAAGACACGTATCTTTTGGATAATAATAAAGAAAACTCTCTTTATAACTACGAACAAAAACAACACTCTAATTTTACTAAATTTCATAGGAATTTTAACGTAAACAGACCAAATGATCAAGTTATCAGTGATAACTGGCCTTTTGGCGAGACTATAAAAATTACACTCAACCCAAGAAACATGGGCGATCTACTTTCTAACATGTACCTCTCTATAAATTTACCCGGTTTATCAGGTGGTAGTGAATATTTTGCGGACCAAATAGGAAGACACATTGTTAAGTCAGTAACTATGCGCGTTGACGAATTAGTCGTTGAAAAGTATCACGCAGATTGGGGTATACTATATGACGAATTATATTTAGACGAATCAGAAAAACGAACTAAAAGATATACCATAAACAGAAACTTGGCAGAAGATACATCACTCGAGCTAGGTAATCAACTGTTAGGACAATACAAATCTAAACTACTTATTCCAATACCATTATTTTTTTCGAGAAAGTATGAAAGTGACGAGTATGAAACTAATAAACCAAACCGACCGTATTTTCCCACATGTGCTATACACAAACAAAAAATAATATTCGAGTTTGAGTTTTTTCCAAAAGAATTTTTTACGAACTGTACGGGTGCACTTTCTCTCGAGAGTTTCGATATAATAACAGAGGAAATAACTCTAGATTCGAGTGAACGTACATACCTATCAAATAAGAAACAGACATTCATAACAGATATAGTTAGAAAACACCCAACCACGGAAATCGAGGCTGGTAAACAAGAAACTAAACTCGAACTCGTACCAAACGTACCCGTAAAAACACTTAATTGGTTTTTTAGACGCGAAGAGTTTGAAAATGAAAAAATATCCGAAGGTGGTGGTACAACGCTCAAATCAAATCTATTCGCGAACCGTTACAACTTTTCATCAAACTCAGAATACTCAATTACCAATGAATTTTATAATCCAGTAATGACGAGTGCTAAAATATACGTAAACGGTCAAGATATACCAAACATTCAAGATAGTGATCACAAATATTTTAAGTATGTGGTACCATTTTCGAGTAGATTATCCCGACCTTTACGAAATATATACACGTATGCTTTCTCGATGAATCCGATTAATGTGGAACCATCGGGAAGCTTGGACTTTAGTCAACTACAATCAAACAGGACTGTTTTAGACGTTAAAATCAAAGAAGGACTCACGAATAACTATAATCTACACTTGTATTACGTAGGTTATCAAACTTTTGTTTTTGAAAATGGATTCATGAGACTCGCTTACTAAACAATTCGGTCTTGTTTTGTTTTATATAATTTATTATGTTATTTTTTATGCACCATCTGATAAAATTCAACTGCGCCACGGTTGTGTGAATTTCATCATTTGTACCAGGTATAGTATAACTAATTTTAGAAGACCTACAAAAGGGGTCGAATAACTTTTTACTATAGCCATCTAAACTAGACTTATAAGCACAGTGTACACTAAATATTTTGCCATCACCAGTCTTATATGATAGATTGGTTTTTTTAGAGTAATTCGTAATAAACCATTCAAGGTTACGTAAAGATATACCACCGGATTTGTTTAGTATTTGACTAAGTATAGTTCTATTTTCAGGCACTTTGTAAAATGTATCGATCGAGTTTAATAGTATGTCTGATTTATTCATATTATCTTATACGTTATTCGTTTTTATTTTTTAAGTAAGCTTAATCCCTACCAAAACATCTTTCCCTTCTAAACACTTATCATAATTTTGATCGGAATACGTAGGTGGTGGTAAAACACCACGGGTATATTTAGGTATTTTAGAATTTCTACACGTACCACATTTGTTATCATATTTTTCCATATTGATACATAACTTACTTTGTTTGTTATCCTTATCTATTCGTATAGCTCTACAATAATTAGACTGTGTCTCTAAAGAGTGAAAATATGGTTCAACACGATCAAGTTTTTTATTAGACGATATAGCTATTATAGGTGCAATCTCCTTACGTAAAAAAACATCACTCTTTTTTACTATATCATTGCGTAATATTCTATGTTTCATTTTAATATCGTAATCTTGTGGTTTTTCGACGTTTAAGTGTAAATCCAATGCATCGAACGTGTTTGGACGTTTGAGGCGAGGTGTATCTTCACACATACTTTCTAATATAGATTTCGTTTTCAACGCAATTTCATATCTTACACTCGTGTCTATATATTGTTCTTCCATATCATGAATTCGTTCCGAATTTTTAAGCCTTTTGTTTGAAAAAATCACTTATCTTTCTTTGGTTAGGATCGTCTATAAGTTTCTTTCTTCTGTTTGGTTTAGCTCTCGTTATTAGTTCCCCGAATATTTCTTCCTTAGGATCGTCAAAGAGAGGTTCTATCAAATCACACACGGGGTTCAAAAACTTGTTCAGAAAATAGTACGGGTAATCTACGGGTAAATTGTGTTCCTCGGCGTATTTTGGATCCTCGGCTTTCTCAAACGCCTTCGCTTTAGGGTCGTGTGTTTTAAGAAGTATATACGGAACTCTATCACCAGATTGTGGTTCGGAACCGGGTTGTCTCGCGCGCATTTTATTACGAACCTGTACGTGCGATAAGTTATCCGACTTATACGAATCACCCAATTGTTGAGAAAGAATAAGCTTCTCGTTAGGTACCTCACCTTCGAGAAGTTCTATAGCACGTTGTAATGCCAAAGCTTTGGGAGGACCCGTATCGCTACTCTCTAAAACGACATCGAGTAACTCTTTACACACTTCTCTCACATGTGGTGTGTTGTCACGACGAACAAGTTGAAGACCCTTAACATCTATATAGTCCATATTCATGTTCCCATCTTTACCTTTTGTCCAAAGTTTAGCCGCGTACCGTTTCTTTGAGTACAAAAAGTAAGGACAATATACCTTCTCCAGTTCAAGATTGTTCGGTTTTTTAAATAAGTGCGTACACTCTTCAGCAGCGCGCTCACCGAGTTCCCAACTATACTTTATAGCTTCTTCACCTTGACGATCACCTACGTCAAATTCAACCATGACAGAATCTGTATTATGTACTACGAGATCACCTGGTCCAACGTGAAAATGGTGTGATTTTGTTGTTAAATCGTATACATACCCATCAGTCTCACCCAAACATTCAAGTTTTTTAATTTTTATAGGAGATTTTCTTTGTAAAGACTTTGTCCATGTTTGTCTAAAAACATTTACTTTATCAGTACGTGTATTTATAGAAACATTGTACCCCAATTTTCGTCCTAACATATACATTCCCATGCTCCCTTCTTTACCCTTTACATCCATGCGCATGTACCCATTTTTATCTTTGTCACCATCAGCCATATAATATCCATCGACGAAAGATTGTATAATATCGGGAGTTGTATTTAAAATACAAGATGGGATCACCTTTTCCTTATGTTCATTATAAAATAATTTTCTATATCGTTTTACAATTTCTACAACATTACCATTTGCATTAAGTTTATAGACACCAGAACTTTTGATCGTATCATATATTTTCGTTTCAAATGGACACAGTTTTTGTATTTCTTCCAAATATTCTAATTTTGAATTGTTCAAAGCCCATGTACTTTTTACACCAGATTTACAAAAGTATGTACCACATGAACCATCACCAAAGAAAAATCCCATAACTTTTGCTTCTTCAATTGATACATTCGGATATGCGTGTGCCATAGATTCAACACAATTTCCGTGAAGTAACGCCGTTCCTACACCAACCTGCGTGGGTTTAGCAATCTCCTTATTTTCGAGTAAAAGACTATGATCTTCAGTCACGTCGACTATACCGGTATGTGTTACAACGCGATGGATATTTTTATTGGTTTTGTGACGTACAATTTGTTGAATTGGTGTAAACCCATTTTCGGTCCATACCTCGGCATTTATATACCCAATTTCCTTGCCGTCATCACGTAAAATATATTCATTTACGAGTGAATCAATGCGACACGTATGTACAGTACCGTTTTGGCGAATAAGTAAAGGTGTATCTGGTGTCACCGAATCACCGTACCTTACCTTTGCACCCGGAAAATTCTTTTCGACGTAATTCTTAGTATCTTCAATCATCATCCTTCCTTTACGCGTTACCGAAGATGCAATAGGGACACACGGTAACATACCTTTAGATGCACCCGTAAAACCATAAACGGAGTTCATGGACACTTTATACGCCAACTGTTTACCGTTATACATCTGTTTCAAAGAACCCGTGGAATTTGCCATATCTTTCTTAGCCTGTTTCCTAAACTGTTTGAGTTCCAAAAGAATACTCGGTAAGAGACTCGGTACGTTCTGAACAAACTTAAACTGTCCAAACGTTTCGATTTCCAAATTAGGGTACTTTTCCTTATTTTCGTATTTAGGATCCATTATAAGTGTTGAATAACACAAATTGTGTGCCATCATAATTGATGGGTACAGTGCTTCAAAATCAAGTGCGGTTATGGGTGTATAGTACGCACCCTTTTGAGCTTCCAGAACGGTTGCACCTTCGTACCCTTCAACCATACCTTCACCCCACGCTATAGTTGGTACCAGGTACCCCATTTCTCGCGCCTTTTTCGTCAACTGACTGAACACTTTGATTTGTTGTCCACGCTCGACGAGGTAAGATAAGGGTACCCACGTCGCTTTCGCCATCTCCAGGAGATTGATAAGGGTACACAGTTTAGACAAAAGTCTATGTGGCAAAAGAGTATCCTTAATACAATATTCAGCAACCTCGCGTAACTTTACGGGGTCCTCTTCGACAAATCGCGCAAACATCTCTTTCGCAGGCATATCTATTTTTTGATCACCCAAGTACAATTTAGAAACGTTATCGAGTTTATACGAATCAAGTTTGTACCCTTTCTTAACCTCGTGAAACAAATCAAAAACAAAACGTCCCGGTATAGGAACGAGTTTCAGATCGTTATCACCCAAAGCACTCGATGACAATTTTTTATACACCATTCTACACCGATAGTCCCTGAGTTTACTCAAATTGAAAAAGGACGAACCACACGAATTCAGTTCAGCTCTTTTCATTATATACTCCATATCAAAACCAAAAATGTTCCAACCGGTTATAATATCAATATCCATATCTTGCATGTACTTACTAAACGCAATCAACATATCACGTTCCGTATCGTAACTCAAAATAGAACACCCTTCGAGGTTCGAATCAGTATTCTTATAACAGAAACACGTCTTATCGTAAGGAACGTCGGTACCAAAAGTACACAGGGAAACGGCAATCTGAAAACAAGCATCACCTTCTATATCCGCATCAGGAAACTTACCCGTAGAACTGTTACACTCTATATCAAGAGATGCAACTACAAATGGCGCCGTTTCCGGTTTATCCACGGGTTTGAGTTCTCGCCAATCAGGACACGTCAAATCTATATCAACGTTTGCAATGTTATTTTCATAACACGAATCACCCGTATCTAACCACCCAGTCGATTGTATACCAGTTCTATGCATGAGTCTCAAAACCGGATCGAGGTTCGTCTCGAAAAGTTTAAGTTTTGTAAATTCATCAGGTAGTTTATGTTTTAGTTTAGAAACCAAACGCCTTCTATCACCATACGTTAAACAATCTATTTTCATAAAATAAAATTCTTCATTATTCTGAAACCCCCACACGTCCTTATACTTTACAAGACTATATTCGAAAGTTATATCCGGACACACTTTACACATTTTATCAAACCAAATAATAGCTTGATTTTTAACCCTTTCACGAGGTAACTTTACGAAAAAGTACGGTTTAAATTCGGTCGTCACACATACCGATAAACCGTCTTGAGTTTTACCGAACACGTGTACCAAGTGACTTTCGTCGTCGTCTTCCGTTTCCCAGGTAAGTGCTTGAAAAACGACCATTTTTCTTACCTCGTTAACGCTCAATTTTTTTAATATAGTATAATAGTAAATATGTCAGCTGCTTTGATTGACCTCGTCTCGGTCGGTGCCCAAGATGTCTACATCACAGGCGACCCACAAGTCTCCTTCTTCAGACAAAACTATAAACGTCACACTAACTTTGCAATTAAACCAGAACGAGTCGATTATATCGGAACGTTTGAATCGGGAAACGAAGTTTCTATCCCTATCAAATCCAAGGGTGATCTTTTAAGTTACGTATGGATTGAAAATCCAAATATTAACCACAATAACCACAACGATTCTATTTTCAAATCGGCTAATGTAACTTCGGATGAAACTACACCAACCGAATTTGCACTTTGGATCGGTGGACAAGAAGTGTGCAAATTGGATACATTGTTTATCAACACCGTACATAATACGCTTTATAATGAATCCCAAGCAAAAGCGTCGTGTGCAGTAACAACACAAACACAAGGTGTTAATGAATCTTTCAATTCGTACGCGATTCCATTTTTCTTTAGCGAAGACTGGACAAAGTCGCTCCCACTTGTTGGTCTCCAATACCACGAAGTCGAAATAAGAGTTAAGTGTAGAAACGGTACGTTTCAACCTACATCTAAACCAAAAGTATACGCGTCGTATGTATTCCTCGACACTCAAGAACGTGAATTCTTCACTAAAAGCGAACACGAACTTCTTATTACACAGACACAATACCAACCCATGAATGCTTCAGATACTTCCGTAGACCTTACCTACTTTAATCACCCAGTTAAGAGTGTTCACATTACTGCCGGTAACAATGATACTACAGCATACACATTTTCAGATGCCTCTATGTACATAAACGGTGTTGCTTTGTTCGAGAACATGTCTAGTGAATATTACAGACACGTTGTTCCAACGAGACACTGTTCAGTTCTTTCGGATAGTTTAGCAGAGGAACAAATATATACATGGCCATTTTGTCTTACCATGAATAAATCTCAGCCAACGGGTACTCTTAACTTTTCGCGAATCGATAACGCTACGATAAAAATAAACGGAACACCTAGTGCAACCGATGTAGATATGATACGCGCTTACGCGGTCAACTATAACATTCTCAGGATTAAGAATGGTATGGGTGGTGTCGCGTTTGGTAACTAATTTATTATATTATATTAATAATGCATTTATTAGCACTTGTCTTATCAGTGATAATGGGTACTATATATTACCAAATGATGGAAAGTTCTATACCGACAGAATCAAATTGTAGTTATATGGCGTCACCTACTACCGATTATCTCGCATTTTTATGGGGTATAATCGTAATGTATTACGGCTACTACAAATACGATAATCCACTTTTAACATTTTTAGGTTCTACGGTTATAATAGAACATATTTATCAACTCAAAAGGAAATAATACCTAATTAGTACCCGAAGATCCAAAACCACGGTTTCCGCGCATCGTTTTATTCAGCTCATCTACTTCCTCAATCAAGGGTGTTAAACACTTCTCTAAAATTAACTGAGCGATTCTATCCCCCTTTTTAATTTCGAACGAGACGTTACCGAGATTAAAAAGGCACACTTTTAGTTCACCCGTGTAATCGGGGTCAATTACACCAGCACCCACGTGTATTCCATACTTTACGGATAACCCGGATCTCGGTGCAATTCGACCGTAACACCCCATTGGTATAGACGCACATATACCCGTACTCACGATTTCCCTAGATTGTGGTTCAATGACTATATCGTTCAAACTATACAAATCGTAACCAACCGAACCGGGAGATGCACGTGTCGGTAAAGTAGCTTCTAAATTTATTCGTTTGATTTTGAGTGTTTCCATAATGTTTTTTATTATACTAAGAGTGTTTTCTTTATTATAATTAATGAAAATATACATGATAATATTAAAACAATATCACTATTTACAATTTCTTTATTTGTACCGGGAAATTTAAAAGCTTTATAATTTTTAAAGTGACATAATGTCTTTTCACCTCTATTCATGAAATAAGGTGATATACCCTTAATAAAAGAAGGACACGTCGAGTTTTTATCGTTTCTATTAATACTTGATTGTCCACTCATAACACCATCTTCATCTGTCCAAAATGAATTTTGTTTATCAATACGTTTGTTAAAATTTTTTATATAGTTCGTTTTCCGATCAATATAATTCGTGAGTTTATGTTTTAATAATTTACGGGCACCTTCTCGTGTTATAAAATACGCGGCTGCAGAACCACTAAATAAATACGGTCTACCTACTTTTGTGGGACATAAACCATCACAGTGTAAACTTAGCATATCCCAATTAATGTTTGTTAATTTTTTACGTAATTCAGAAACATTAGAAAAAAGAGGAAACGCGTCATCTTCAAGTATAAGTGCGACATCATTTGTATCATTTTCTAAAAAATACTTAACAGCTTGTAAATGACTATAATTACAACCTATCATAGTGTCCGGGTATAAAAAACTAAAATACCCAAAATATTTTTTAATTTCACTCTTTTCTATATTTTTTTTATAATATGCATTTATACGAGTAGGATAAATACCGACATCATTAAGTTTCTTTTTTTGAACTTCGTATCGTTTATTATATGATTCCAAATTTATAACATAAGTATTAAAATACATTATGCTATATTATATTATATATATAAAAAAATAATTCGTGCATTTATAAAATGAGTCTTAAGATTATTATGGGTAATATGTTCTCTGGAAAAACGACAGAACTCGTACGTCGTTTAAAAAGGTACCAAATCATAGGTAAACGTATTCTCGTTGTAAATTCGTATAAGGATACACGGTCTTCCGAAAGTGTTCTTAAAACTCACGATAACACGAAGTTCGAGTGTGTAAAAGTAAAGAATCTACGTGACTTAAAATACGAAAACATCGACGTTATTGCAATTGACGAAGCGCAGTTCTTTAGGGGTTTGAAAAAGTTTGTACAAAGAGCGCTCGACGATAAAAAAATCGTTCTATTAGCGGGTCTAGACGGTGATTATAAACAAAGAAAGTTTGGTGAAATCTTAGACTGTATTCCTCTCGCCGATAAAGTTTTCAAAATATCGGCCATGTGTATGGAATGTATGGACGGAACACATGGCCCTTTCACGAAACGTATCGTCAATAACTCTAGAAGAGAACTTATAGGGGGTAATGATTTGTATAAAGCCGTGTGTAGAAAACACCTTTGATTTTTTATACTCTATTAAAATAAATGTTCA